CAAGGGACTGTTCCGTATGGTCACGCCATACCTCGCAATGAAGAACATTCCAATGCTGGCGATCAACCACACCTACAAGGAGATTGGTCTGTTTCCCAAGGACATTGTTTCTGGTGGAACTGGTGTGTATTATTCTGCAGACAACGTCTGGATTGTTGGTCGTCGCCAGAACAAAGAAGGCACAGAAGTCGTTGGATATGATTTTGTCATCAAGGTTGACAAGTCTCGTTTTCTCCGAGAGAATTCGAAGATCCCAATTACTGTTTCGTTTGATGGTGGGATTGAGAAGTACAGTGGACTTCGCGAACTCGCGCTCGCGGGAGGGTTTATTGTCAACCCAACCAAGGGATGGTTCCAGAAAGTTGACACCACCACCGGTGAGATCATTGAGAAGAAGATTCGGAAGAAAGATCTCGACACCGCTGAGTTCTGGGATGACATTCTAGAACTGGAGGCGTTCAAGGATTTCGTCAGAGGCACTTACATGCTCACCGGTAAACCGACTGGTGTTGATGTTGTCCCAGATGAAGAGGTCGTCCAGTAATGGAAGTCAAAGAGAATGTGCACTATGAGTTGGTGCCGCTCGATGATGATGGGTGGGATATCCGAATACTTGATGGGAAATTTGAAGAGACTGTCTTCGGTGATATTGTATTACAATACGTTGAGAAAATAGACAACTTCATGTTCTCCTTCAAGATCAGATACTCCCCTGATCCCGACCTCACCCCCGACAATGTTGAATTGCAAGAATTTGTCGCGTATACTATTACTTCTCTAACTAAAAGCGAATTGCTTGGACCCCCATCTAAATGAGTAATGAGAAACAACATATAGTATTAAGGAATATCCTCACGAACGATGCGTACATGCGCAAGGTGATTCCGTACATCCAACCGGAATACTTTGAAGGAACCCATAAGAAGTTGTTCCAGCAGGTTGCCAAGTTTGTCTCAAAGTATAACAAACTCCCAACCCAAGAAGCATTTCTATTGGAGGTTGCAGAGAACGGCAGTCTGAACGATAATGGTTATGTCGAAGCAGTCGGGTTGTGTGATGATCTGTTTACGTTCAAAGACGAGAATAGTGATTGGTTGCTGAACACGACTGAGACGTGGTGTAAAGATCGGGCATTGTACAACGCCATCATGGAGTCTATGACAATCTATGACGGCAACCACAAGACAGCATCCCGCGATGCACTGCCTGATATCCTCCAGAAAGCATTGGGTGTCACGTTCGATTCTAATGTCGGTCACGATTACTTCAAGAACGCTGAAGAACGTTATGAGTTCTATCATGAGGATTTGACCAGAGTACCATTTGATCTTGAGATGATGAACACCATCACCAAGAACGGTTTCCCGATCAAATCATTCAATGTGTTCATGGCAGGCCCTGGTGTCGGAAAGAGTTTGTTCATGTGCCACATGGCAGCAAACGCTATCTCCCAAGGTAAGAACGTATTGTACATCACAATGGAAATGGCAGAGGAACGTATTGCCGAGAGGATAGACGCCAACCTAATGGATGTCGCTATTGACCAGATTGAGAACTTGTCACATAAGATGTACATGGATAGGATCAAGAATATCCAAAGCAAAGCAACAGGGCAATTAGTCATCAAGGAATACCCTACAGGGCAAGCACATGCTAACCACTTTCGGGCACTGTTCAACGAACTGAACCTGAAGAAGAACTTCAAACCAGACATCGTGTTTATTGATTACCTAAATATCTGTGCATCTTCTAGAATTAAGAGCATGGGTGGATCGGTTGGATCGTACAACTACATTAAGTCTGTCGCTGAAGAGTTAAGAGGACTTGCTGTAGAATTTGCACTGCCAGTTATCTCCGCCACTCAGGTGAACAGAACTGGATTCCAAAGTTCGGATCCTGGACTAGATGACACGAGTGAGAGTTTTGGAGTACCTGCAACAGCAGACTTCATGGCGGCACTGGTATCATCTGACGAACTAGAAGAACTGGGGCAGATCATGGTCATCCAGTTGAAGAACAGATACCGTGACTTCAATAAGAACAAAAGGTTCTGTCTCGGTGTTGATAAGAGTAAGATGAAACTCTTTGACGTTGACAATACGATTGTACCGGTTGTACCAGATCCGGACGATGACAGACCTGTGTTTGATAAATCAAGTTCAGGAAAACGAGTATCGGAAGAAAAATTCGACTCAATACTAGTGTAGGAGAACGAAATGGATCCAATGTGGCAAACAGTATTCACTGTGGCATTAATGGCAGCAGCATATTTCTGGGGAGCGCGGATAGGTTTCTACCGTGGTCTTGATGAGTTGACTCAGGTGTACCTGATCGGATTTGATATGCACGAAGTGAAACTTGATGGCGATATGAAGACTCTGGTCTTTGTTGACGCAGACGGCAAGGAATGGAGATCTACAAATGCGTTCTCTAAAAAGTAGTCATTTCCTGCTCGTCATAGGGGCAATTATTGGGTGTTGGTGTTGGTTATACGTGATAGGTAAAGCGGTCGAACACAACGCGACTGTTCCCGACAAACATCAGGTCGTGGTGGAGGTTGAGAAGGTTGTCGTATCGCCACCACGACCTGATGTGGATGCAAATGACGTTCACTGTCTAGCACTTAACATCTGGCATGAAGCACGTGGCACCTCACCAAGCGATCGTCTGGCGGTTGGGCATGTGACAAAGAACAGAGCAGACCATCCCAAGTATCCCGAGGAGATTTGTGACGTTGTGTTCCAAGGTGTACATGCTAAGGACGGACGTGGCGAGGCATATCCTCTAAGGTTCAAATGTCAGTTCAGTTGGTACTGTGACGGAAGGTCGGACACCATCAAACTGACAGACCGCAAAGGTGCAGTCATCCATCTCAACGTGCAACTCTGGGAGCAGATCCAAACAATGTCGTTTGATATCCTTGCAGGATTCACCACAGACCCCACAAACGGCGCGACCCACTACCTGAATCCCAGGGTGCTAGTGCGCACCCCACGGTGGACTCGCGAGTTTGCACTAGTACACCAGACAGACGGACACAAATTTTATAGGATGTAACCGTGAAGCGCCACACCCCGAAGAACAAGACCTACAACACACTTTCCCAATTTATGAACGAGATACTTGACATTGGTATAGAAAAAGTGGTAGAATTTAATGGATATGAATTAAAAACCAATCGTGCGTCTTACGGACTCTGCGATGGTGAATTGAGGATAACTGAAAATGCAAGTCATAATATCAAACCAAAGCGGAACACTCGGACAAGGACTGTTTGAAAAAGTAACAGGATATAAGTTTACATCAGAAAAACCATGGTTCCGAAAGCGTAAATATTATGTTCGTTTATTCACCGGAACGTGGGTGTGGAGTTTCCCGATAGACGAAGACCAGCGGGTGATTGTCGATGGTCGTGAGATCAATTTTAAGATTGAGAAATAGATTATGTGTGGCGTGATAGGTGTTTCACTTAAAGATGTGACTGACGATGATGTGGAGATGATCCACAATCTATTCATCCAGTCTATGGTTCGAGGCAAGCACGCCACCGGTGTCTCCTTCATTAAAGATGGATCCATTATAACCATCAAGGAACCCATTAACGCAATGGAGTTCATGAGCAAGCACAACCCTTATGATTGGATCGACAAAGACGGTTCGATCACCATGATCGGTCACACTCGTTACTCAACGTCTAGTCTGGAACACAACCAACCAATTTCCAACAACTTCTTCGCTGTTGTACACAATGGCGTTATCTCCCAAGAACCCCAAGCAGACTGGAAGTATGAGACACGAACTCCTAATGATAGTGAGTTGCTCTTTGAATCCTTTGTTCGTGGCAACAATCCTCTTGAAGAATTCCCTGACGCCAGCATGGCATGCGTGACGCTTAATTATGCTGATAGGTCTATCACTGGGTTTCGCAACGGCGAACGCCCACTGTGGGTCAGTTTGCGACCGAACGGAACAGTGTTCACTTCAACAAAGGATATCGCACTGCGGTCTGGTCTGCATAGTACTGCAAGAATGCCGCAAAACTCTCAACAATCATACAATGGTTCTGGGTGGTCGTCGATAACGATCCCCGACACAAAAGAGGATCTTCAACCATGAAGTTGGCACGATGTGACAGAGCGTTAGTTCAAGAAACTATAGCGAACTCCCCTGAAGGTAGAAACACTCGCTTCCTGAGTGCCTCCGACAGTCTCTGGTTCCGTTTCAATAACTATGCCGAACAAGGACCATTTGTCCTTACCGACGGTGCTGATCCGGTTGCGTTTGTCTTTGCCACCATGAGCAAACGATCCAGATACATGAACCTGTACGACATTGTGACGGTTCAGGGTATGGAAGGCAACGGATATGCATCGGAGATATTTGAACTGGTCATGGAAGATGCCTACTACAGAGGCATGCAAAGATTGAAGATGTCCTGTACACCATCATCGGTTACATGGCATGCACGAAATGGTCTGTTGTTCTGGGCAGTCGACCCAACCGGTTCACTGCGATCAGACCAACCCATCTTCCCGAATCAGCATGAGCAGTTAACGTTTCGTGAACTGGCACTGAAGGATCCCTCCTTTGCCATACCTCCTGACCGAAAAGTCGTGGAGCAGTTAAAGCGTGAATCCCTCGAGTCGCATGGGTTCGGAAAGAAAAAGACCGAAAAGGTTGAAACTGCTATACAAGATGTAGGAGAATATTGGTTAAGGGATGCACTAATGCAAACTGAAGAATCAAGTCTAGAGGAGTTTATGTAATGGAAATGAGAAAACATGTTGTGAGTGAGATCCAACGAAGATTTGATGTGATGAAAGAAAACACCTCATTGTCTAAGACAGGTGTCCGATTCGGTCACACTGGATCACGAATCCGGTTTGATTCTGGGTTGGCATTGATAGGTTATCCGTTTGCTCGGGAAGAGTGGATGGACGATGAGTATATAAAACCAGTGATGTCCGAAGAAGAATATAATGCCAATGTGTATGGACCGTTTGTTGAAAAATTGTTCGGACAAATCTAAGATGAGCAGATGGTTTGATCTATTTTCAGTATGGGGTTATGTAAACCCGAACGGTCTAGGAATAGACCTCAATGTGACGTTCTTGTCTATAGGTGATCGGGCATTCTTTGCATTCACCATCGAATGTGGTGTGTTAGAAGAATTCGATTTCTGTTATTTTAGATACAGAAAATAAGGAAGAGAATCAAAAATGCGAAGAAATGAAGTAGTTTTTATATTATCATTCGATATAGCGACCGTGGCGGTCATGCTGGTCATACTTTACAACTGGGGTCAAGAGCAAGCAGTGGAAGCACGCGAGTTCTGTGCGGAGCATGGATACGATTCGGTTCGTATCGAAGATAAAAAATAATGGATTACCGCAAAAACAGGCAAGAAGGATTTATCGACTGGTTTGGTCGCAGTCTAGAGATTGGAGACTGCGACCCATCGTTGTGGATGACGAATTACTTCTTTGACCGGTTCGAGTATAACACCGAGCAGCAACTCTGGTTAACATGGTTGTACGGCAACACATACTACTGGCCGACCACATACGTTGTCTGGAACGAGTTTCCTGATATGCATTTGGTTGGTGTTGGTCGGTTGCAAGAGTGGAATGATGAGAACTACAAGCGTCTACGTTATCAAACTGATACCAAGTGGAACAAAGGACACCTCCCCCAGATGTTTGAGAGTTACAAAGCATTTGTGGGTGATCGTACCCAACGTGAAGCACTTACTGAAGGATTCACCGACGACAAGTATCACAACTTCGACCTACTATGGAACAGAGTTAACTCATGGTTCAAGTTCGGAAGATACTCTGCATGGTTCTACATTCAGACCCTGAAGCAGTGCTGCGACATAAACGTTGATGTTCCGACTCTTTGGTTGCATGATCATTCTGGTTCACGGTCACATCGTAATGGTATCTGTTATGCTGCTGGCATGGATGACTGGGTTGATGTTAAACTGACAGTCGGGCAGGTGGATTACTTAGAGGATTTCTCGGCCGAGGTGCTTGAGGAAGTTCGCTCATGGGATTCCGTTCCCACGAACGAGGCAGACTTCTTCGCTATGGAGACAGCAGCATGTTCCTTTAAGAAGTTATTCAGAACATCACGTGGGCGTTACCTTGGGTTCTACCTTGATCGACAGGCAGAGGAGATCCAGAAGGTGGAGAAGGACGGTTGGAGTGGTATCGACTGGACACCTATGTGGGATGCCCGAAAAGAACTCCGCGAGAAGCGGTGGTTGAATAACAGTGTCAATAAGAGTAAGATGGAATGGTTCCTTGGTACTGGGAACTTTGAACACGAAGAATATGGACTAGAGGGTTTTATGTAATGGTAAAGACAGTAGAAATAGAAGTTGGTGATTGGACAGACAAATTAGTCTCTGATGAACTCATTAGTGCATATAGTAATCTGAGTAATGAATACAGTAATCGCTTAAAAGATAGCGACCAAATTGCTTTTTTTCTCGTCGATCGAGAAAATGATCTATTTGAGATTCGGAAACATCTAGATGCACTTGAGGTAATTATACCATACTTCAAAGTCGAAGCATAAAGCAGGGAGATAAAGATGATTGGAAAGATACCACCAAATAAGTATGATGTGATCATGGAAGACGGTGTGCGTGTTGTCACGGCACAGTTCTGGGATGATTGCGAAAAGAAACTCGGTACATACATGGAAGATACCGATTACGATTTTGTGGTGGAAGAAGACACTGACTTCTATGCTCCCCCAGAATGCGATGTTAACCTGATGGATGGTTGTGAGCAAAAGTGCCACAATTGCGTCACAGAGGATAACATCATATTCAAACTTCGTAAGGGTGTCTTCACTGACGCTGAACAACTGGGTGCATATGAGGGATTGCTTCATGCCGCCAAACCCACACAGAACCGTGGTGTTGCCTCTGGACCAAAAGGCAAAACCCAGGGTGGACGCGATTGGGTCACCGACGAGCAGATTGAGATCATGGATCATTTCATCCATCCTTCCAATTCTCTGTTCGATGAGGGTGACCCAATCGCTGCGATCAGAGCGAAGTATCTGAACAAAGAGAAATCCTCAACAAGAGGAATAGTCTGGTTGCGATCTAAGATCGAAGACAATGGATACGACTACCATGACTTCTTTGAAACGAAAGTGGCAGAGTGGACAAGTCAACTCGGTGCAGCAGCAGACGCCAAGTTGGTGAAGGAGACTTTCATCTCAGACACCACCTATGCGAATCAGGTCAACTCTGGTATTGCTGGGTTCTTTGACCGATATCCAAGGATCCCTTATGGACGAGCAACCAGTTACACTGAAAACAACTATGAAGAGTATGAGAAGTGCTATCCGTTCATGCGTAAGTTGGCAGACAAGTTCGGGGAGTTACTCCCAAGACGACATGCTGTTCAGGTCGCCGCTGCTGATAGAATCGACCCCGCATTTCGAGTGGCAGGAACTGATACTCCGTTCACTACTATCACGGTCAACAAGAACTTCCGAACTGCAGCACACCGAGACGCAGGGGACTTGCACCAAGGATTCTCCAACCTCACCGTTGTTGCCAATGATAAGAACTGGGAAGGTGGATATCTGGTCTTACCGGAATTCAGGGTTGCCATTAATATCCGTCCAGGGGATCTGCTCCTGATCAACAACCATGCAGGTATCCATGGTAACACAGAACTGAAACCACCTGAAGGTAAGAAGGTTGGTGAGATGGAACGCATCTCCTTGGTCTGTTACTTCCGTGAGAAGATGCTGGAACTTGGTACACACGAGTACGAGCGCACGAGGTTCAATTATGTTGAGTCCCGTCGACTGAACCAAAACCACCCAGAGTGGAGAGAATACTGGAACGGCATTTCTACATCTATGTGGGACAGTCAGGAATGGTACACATTCCTCCGACAACAACCCAATGGGCAGAACTTGTTGCACCAATACCACCCGAAGGCAAATCACATTGCCGCCAGTCTAGAGGAGTTCTTCTAATGAAATTGGTATATCTAATCGGCATGCCAGGTTCTGGTAAGACAACAGTGATGCGAGAGTTCATGAATCACTTTGCTGGTTGGCAATCTGAAAGACCAATTGATTTATTGGACACCCAGATCGCTGGTCGTATTCGAGTCCTTGGTAAGTATGAGGAAGGTGAAGTGTATGCTGGTACTGACAGACTATCCATGGCAGTCGCTCCAAAGGCGATTGAATGGATCAAGACCAAACCAAATGAGTTTGTCATTGGTGAAGGTGATCGTCTCAACAACAAAGGATTCTTCGAGGCAGCAGGTGACGATCTAACCATCGTGCACTTGACCGTTTCTGATGATGAGCGTGAACGGCGATACAAGGAACGTGGATCGGATCAAAGTGAATCGTTCATCAAAACAACCCAGACAAAATGCAACAATATCCTTGAGGCGTTTGGTGACCATCAAACGCTGTTCGGTGAGGAAGAAGGGTGTGTCGTGGAACTAAAACATGAGACTCCAGAAGACACACGTATCGTTGTGTCATATCTACTAGAACAATTTATGTAATAAAATCAACAACTTACCACTCCTTGCCATTTTCCCCGCTTTGCCCCATAATTCCCTTTCAATATTGATATATTGAGAGGGGACTTAAAACTGCTATTAATTGCTACGTCCCCTCGATTTTTTCAATAAAAACAACAACTTACGACCTCTTGCTATTTTCGCCCGTATGGACGATAATATCTGTATAAATTGAGTTGAAGGTAATTATGAAAAGTAAAGACGTATTAGCAAAACTACTCGCCACCGAGAACATTACTATTGTTCACGCTGGCGAAAAGACTGCTTCGTTTAATCTCAAGACCCGAACACTGACTCTGCCTTTGTGGGAAAATGTTTCACCCGAAACAGTCAACCACCTGCAGGGTCACGAAGTAGGGCATGCACTGCATACTCCCCAAGAAGATTGGTACACTAATGTTGATACCAAAGGCAGTACTTTTGGTGGGTTCTTGAACGTAGTTGAAGATGCTCGGATCGAGAAACTGATCCAGCGAAAATTCCCTGGACTGAAAAGAGATTTCAAAAAATCGTACAGAGAGTTGTTCGATCGTAACTTCTTCAACGTCCAGCGTGACCAAGTCGATTCGATGCATTTCATCGACCGGATCAATCTCCACTTCAAGATGGGCGAATCTTTTGGTGTTTTCTTCACCGACGAAGAGCAGGTTTGGGTTGACCGAACTGGTGCCACTGAAACGTGGGAAGAGGTTGAGGTTCTGACTGATGAACTTTTCGCTTATTGTAAAGCGAAGAATATCGAAGAAAATAAACCTGACCCTGAAGAGTCGGCACCTGAGTACACTGACTTGCCTGAAGAAGCAGAAGAAGGATACGAAGAAGAGGATGATGAAGAAGAATCAGGAACTGGTTCGGAATCAGATGAAGACGCTGAAGACGAAGATGAGTCTGACAACGGATCTTCTTCCGAAGAGTCTGATGAGACCGACGGTGATGATGCAGGTGATGAGTCTGGTGACGACGAGTATGAAGACGATGAGGACTACTTCGATGAAGAAGATATCGCTTCGGAAACAGATCAGTCTCTCACGGAAAACCTTGAGAACATGACTCCTGAATTCGAAGGAAATCGTCATATCGCCAACATGACCCTGCCAACCCAATCTCTTCCAATCATCTCTTATAAAGATCTTAATGAGATTTGCGCTCATAAAGATTTTGTAGATATGCGTGAGTGGGGTGATGCACTTCTGACCTCATTTAAGACAGACACCAAGGCACAAGTTAACTACATGGTCAAAGAATTCGAGATGAAGAAACGAGCAGCAGAATACGCTCGGACCGGCACAGCGAAATCAGGCACGATCGACTGTGTTAAAATGAATAACTATAAGGTCGATGAAGATATCTTTCGTCGGGTCACCGTGGTACCAAACGGCAAGAACCATGGGTTCGTAATGTACGTTGACTGGTCTGCTTCTATGGCAGACTATATCGGCGAGACAGTAGAACAGGTCATGAGTCTTGTTATGTTTTGTCGTAAGATTAATGTGCCTCATAGAGTGTATGCTTTCAGCAACAACTTCTATTCTTACAGCGATGAAGATACTGGACTTATGGAAAAGAATCGTGTAGTACCGGATGTTGGTGAATTTGCGTATGAGGAAGAAACTGTCCTGTTGGAACTGTTTACTGACAAGATGCGCAAGTCAGAATTCAAGACTATGTCTGCAAACATCTTAGCAGTAGCGACCACGCATTCTAGAAACGGAAGGTTTGGAAGCAAACGCGCCTCAAAAATCGACGGTGGACGTTGGATCAATACTCCTAGTGAGTTAATGCTTGGGTCGACCCCACTGGACGAAACTGTAGTTTCTGCCAGGGTCATCCATAACCAATTCAAGCAGAAGTATAGTCTTGATATTGTTAACACTTTCTTCTTGACCGACGGTGCCAGTTCTGGCAGCGAATTTCTCGACGAGAATGGTCAAAAGACTCGAACAGCGCAACCAAGGCATTCACGAACAGTGTTCTATGATCCATTAACGAGAAAGACGTTCGTTGGAGAATTCCTCCGGTATAGTGGTTTCACGGATAGACTCATGGATGTGTTCCGTGAGACTACCGGAAGCACCACCATCGGATATAGAATTTGCGCAGCGGGCGAACTTCGCAGTGTAATGTACGGTCACGTGGATAACTGGAAAGAACAGGACGCACTGAGATCAACATTCTTGAAGACTGGATTTGCCTCAATCCCTACCAGCACTGGTTACGATGCCTTGTTTGCCTTGAACTCCAAAAAGATCGGCGTGGAAATTGACGCGCTGAATGTGGATGCCGGTGCAAAGAAATCATCAATCCGGTCAGCGTTCAATAAGAATCAGAAAGGCAAAAAATTCTCAAGACCGATGTTGAATGAACTTATCTCTCTTGTCGCATAGACAGAGAGTATGAGTTTTTTGAATAAAAACAACAACTTACCGGTCCTTGCCATTTTAGGTGATATAGACGATAATAGTTGTATAAATTGAGTGAAAGGAAGGATTTAAATTATGGTAAGTAAAGCACAGCAGTTAGTTGACATTCTCACGGACATCTATGGCGATGAACCCACGACCCTGTCGGCATCCAAGGTGAAAGAGATCGCCAAGGAAAATGGAATACCATCGCTGTATCGTGTTCTGAATAAGAACAATATGGTAGAGGATGGTCGTTATAACTTTCCTCCTGTTGGTAAATCTTCCGGTGGCACCGGTGGGCGAGCGGCACGAAGTGTTCGGAATATTACTCCGATATCTGCTCCTGTTGCGACACCAGCATTGCAGGCAGAAGTCCCAACGCTTGGCGTTGTCCACTCTGGGTTCACTGAGAATCTGATTCCGGTCAAGGACAGTCTGTTTGTTCCGTTTGGTCAGTTCAAAACGATTGCTGCGGTCGTCAAGACCAATATGTTTTACCCAATGTTCCTCACCGGACTTTCCGGTTGCGGGAAAACGAAGATGGTTGATCAGGCATGTGCTGGCGCAAAGCGTGAAGTCATCCGAGTCAAC